AACGCGAAAAAAAGAGGCAGATCTCGCTAGGTGCCAACAATCCACATTACGGCAAAAAACACCCTCCTGAACTAATTGAATATATGAGAGAAGTCAAACGAGGACAGAATAACCCAATGTTTGGCTTCACTGGCGCAAGAAACCCCAACGCGAAAACTACGACAATGCTATTTGAGAATGGAGATACGCGCACATTTCCTACAATCAAAGACGCGGCAGAGTTCCTAGGAATTCATTTTTCTGATGTGTCTAAGTACAAAAAAGGAGTGCGAAAAATGCCTAAAAAATACGGCATAAAGGAGATTAGCTGATGCTGTCCCCTAAAAATTTACACGGCTATCAAAAGAAAGTAATCGAAAAAAGTAAAGAAATGCCCCACATGGGGTTATTTTTGTCGATGGGATTGGGCAAGACGATCACGACGCTTTCAATCATCAAGGGCAAGACACTGATCATCGCACCCAAGGCGGTAGCTAAGAACGTATGGCGACAGGAGGCTGAAAATTGGAGTCACACAAAGGGGTTAAAGTTTGCATTGCTTGTGGGCACACAGCAGGAAAGGGAGTTGGCTCTCCGAACGGATGCCGATGTATATCTAGTCAATGTGGAGAATGTTGTCTGGCTTGCGGAGCAGAAGAATCTGCCACGGTGGACAACGCTTGTGGTGGACGAGAGCAGCCGGTTCAAGAACCCGTCATCCAAAAGATGGAAGTCACTAAAGGGGCTGCTTAAGACGTTCCAGCATCGGTACATCCTGACCGGAACACCGATCCCGAAATCGTATCTGGACATCTGGTGTCAGGTGGGAATCTTGGATCTTGGCGAGAGGCTAGGCACCTCCATGACAAAGTTCAAGGAGACCTATTTCGAACCAGATCAACGAGATCGGCGCACTGGTGTCGTATGGAGTTGGAAGCTGAAGCCGGGTGCCAAGGAGCAAATCGACAAGAAGATTGAGGACATCTGTTTCTCGCTCCGGGCTGAGGACTACCTGACGATGCCAGCACGACAGGACATCACGCACACCATCGCGTGGAGTAAAAAGGCGAAGGATGTGTACAAGCAACTCAAGCGTGACATGGTAGTCGAGCTTGGCGGCGACACACTGACCGCAGCAACTGCAGGTGTCTTAACCGGCAAGCTGCTTCAGGTGACTTCGGGAGAGATCTACAACGAGGATCATGAAATTACTTCCGTACACACCGACAAGATCGATTACCTTGCCGATATGGTGGATGATACGCCCACCATCGTCTTCTACAATTTCAAGCACTCATTGCGCAGGCTGGAGGCCTACTTCCCTGATGCAGTTCAGCTAAACCCGGATGACATCAACACCATCAAGGAATGGCGATCAGGAAAGATCAAGATGCTGCTGTGTCATCCAAAAAGTGTCGGCATCGGCCTGAACCTGCAGTGCAACGTAGGAGACACGGCGCAGGTCGTTTGGTTTGACCTACCATGGAGCGGAGAGGACTACCTGCAGGCCAATGCCCGCCTCTTCAGGCAGGGACAAACGAAGCCTGTGATTGTTCATCATCTAGCCATGGAGGGCAGCATAGATTGTCAAGTGATCGACGTAGTACAAGGAAAGGTAGATCTGCAAAACGCGCTTATGGAGGCCTTAAAGCTATGATGGCCACCATACGCAGGCTCTCCGATGAGGAGGCAGATCCAATGGAGAGTGAAGAGCACGCCATCGAACCCATCTCGCACGGGGCATGGTCTCCATGGAACGAGGACACACTGGAGGACATCGCACGCATCATCAATAACAAGCTGTCACCACAACAGAAGGAGATCATCGAGGCGCACTTGAAAGGATACAACCACAGGGATATCGCAGTCACTGAAAAGTACTGGCGGTATCACTACACGCAGGCAGTTAAACGAATTAAGGAAGAACTAAACCTATGAGCAGCGAACCGCTAGTGGTCGTAGTCAACGCAGCACACATCCTGACCTTTTTCATAGGTTGGTCGCTCGGCAAATTTTTGAGCCAAATACTTAACGATTGGTACAACGAAAGGAAATCCAAATGAGTGAAGAGAAGAAAGTCAACACCGCAACTAACCTGCTGGACTCGCTGGGCGTCAAGAGCACCGAGCAACGCGCCGCAGAGATGGCTGGGGCAGTCACCCGGATCGTGATCAACCAAGCCATCCAAGAGGCCAAGCAACGGGCCAAAATTCGTGACGAGACCATGGCCAAAAACCAGCAGGAAAATGGGTAATTCTATATAGGAGAGCCGCCTTCGGGCGGCTTGATAATAAGGAAAATACCATGGCAGGCAAAAAATACGTCTTCAAAAAGGAGATGTGCGACAAACTGGTCGAACTGGGGCGCACTGGCGCAAGCCAGAAGATGATGTTTGCAGAGATCGGCATCTCCAGCAGCGTAGCGCAGCGATTCAAGAAAGATCACCCGGAGTTCGCTGACGCCCTCGATATGGCGATTACCGAATCGCAGGCGTTCTGGGAGCGCATGATTCTGGAAAACGTCAACAACAAGGCATTCAACAGCCGTATCGCAGAGATCGCCCTGCGAGGTCAGTTCGCGGACACGTACCGCGAGGAGAAGGGCAACAAGGTCGACCTGACGGCCAAGGTCGAGGTGGACTTCGGTTCCGCAGTCAACGACCTGATCGAGCAACTCAAAAAAGCAGTTTAAGCAGCACCCTCTTTTCACCTTTGTAGAAAGGTTCTATGTCACACGCCATGTTAAGCGCCTCCGGCGCTAAACGGTGGATGGCCTGTTCTCCGAGCGCACGCTTGGAGTCTGTCCTCCCCGAGCCCAAACGAAGACCCGGATCATTCGATCACAGCCGCAACGGCACACTCGCCCACCAGATGGCCGAGGCCAAGCTGAAGCGGCACTACGGTCTTATCTCAGCAGCCGAGTACGTCAAAGAGATCAACGAAGTCAAAGCCACGGAGTACTACGACGAGGAGTTTGAAAAGTTCGTTGACGATTACGTTCTTTATATCCGTTCGCAGATCGGAGAGGGCGACGATCCGCATTTCGAGCAACGCGTCGACTTCAGCGAGTGGGTGCCAGAGGGCTTCGGCACAGCGGACGTTGTCATCATCAACGACACGACGATCCGAATATGTGACCTTAAGTTCGGGATGGGCATCAAGGTGGACGCGGAGGACAACCCGCAGCTTCGTCTGTACGCCCTCGGTGCCTACAGCAAGTACAAGGAGGGGCACCCGAACCTGACCCACATCGAGTACACCATCGTACAGCCTCGACTGGGGCACATCAGCACAGAGAAGATGAGCCTGTCCGAGCTACTGGATTGGGCCGACACCACAGTCAAGCCACGCGCTAAGAAGGCGTGGGAAGGCAAGGGAGACTTCGTTGCAGGAGATCACTGCACCTTCTGCAGGGCCAAGGCACAGTGCCGAGCACGGAGCGACTTCATGCAGGCTGCGGTGGCCGAGGAGTTCAAGGCACCCTCCCTGCTGAGTGAGCAGGAGTTGATCCAGACGTTCAAGCGGATCCCGCAGATCAAGACTTGGATGAAGGACGTAGAGGAACACCTATTACAGCAGGCCATCGACGGCAAGCCGCCTGCTGGGCTGGCACTGGGTACCACCAACACCAAGCGCAAGATCAGCGACGAGGAGCGTGCGAAGGTGCTGTTGTTCAAGCAGGGATATCTGGCCGAGGATCTAGTCGAGCCGCCCGTGCTGAAGTCTGTGGCGCAACTGGAGAAGGTTGTCGGAAAGGAAAAACTGTCCAGCATCTTGGGCGACCTCATTATCAAACCGGAAGGAGAACCCAAGCTGGTCGAGAACAAGGTCGCAGAAGAATTTTCATAATGCGGAATATGGGTAGTTGTATGCACTCAGGTTTGTCTGGCACCTGTTTCAAGACCAGACGAAATCGTTAATCAGGAGGCCAAGATGGCTAAAATCAATGAAAAAGTAGTGACCGGCAAAATCCGCTTCTCGTACGCCAACGTCTTCACCCCGGTGGCAAGCGAAGAGGGCAAGACCCCGAAGTATTCGGTCTCGCTGATCATTGACAAGAATGACAAGGACACCATCGCACGCATCAACGCAGCGTTCGAGAAGGTCAAGGCTGAGTGCGGCCCGTTCTTCGGTGGTTCGGTTCCTAAGGGCCTCAAAGGTGGCCTGCGTGACGGTGATGCAGAGAAGGATGACGCAGCGTATCAGAATGCGTTCTTCATCAATGCCAACTCCGTCATGAAGCCCGCAGTTGTGGACGCTGATCTGAATCCGATCATCGACCAGAACGAGTTCTACAGCGGCTGCTATGGCCGTGCAAGCATCACCTTCTACCCGTACAACTCCAACGGCTCCAAGGGCATCGCCTGCGGTCTGGGCAACGTCCAGAAGCTGGAAGACGGAGAGCGTCTGGGTGGCGGTTCTTCGGCTGCGGAAGACTTCGCAGTCTAATCGGTAGCGCGGGGTAGCTCAGGCGGTAGAGCGGCGGACTCATAATCCGTAGGCCGGTGGTTCGATTCCACCCCCCGCAACCAGTGACATGACGGCTCGTAGATGTGTAAACGATCAGGGTTCGCCGTCCTATCCCTGATGCCGGACGATACGTAACCGGCACCTTAGCGGGTGTAACTCAGTTGGTAGAGTGTCTGCCTTCCAAGCAGAATGTCATCGGTTCGAACCCGATTACCCGCTCCAACAAGAATGAGGATTGGGTGCGACCCCGGGATAGCGCACTACTGAAACAGTCCTCATCCTTGTTGGTGTAAACGTAGAAGACACGGATGACCCTATAAACGGGAAGGCAAAAGCGTTCCTATTGCGGGCACATCGAGGTCGGGATTGCAGTCGAGGAGCTCTCCCTATGACGCTGCAATAAACCTTGGGAACCCGGACGGCTGGTAGTGCACTGCCAG